CGACTATGGCTATTGCCCTGCCGGCTATGATTTTCTGATGGCGACAAAGCGCGAGGCTGACTGCCTGGTGACAAACCCGCCATTCAAACTTGCTCAGCAATTTATCGAACATGCGATTGGGTTGGGTGTAAAGAAACATGCCTGGCTGCTGCGGTTGAGCTTCCTAGAAGGGCAGGGGCGTTTTAACGAGCTGTTCGATCATTATCCACCATCACGAATCCATGTGTTCTCCAAGCGCCTGACGATGTGGCGCGGTGATGAGGAAGCTCGAAACGTAGGCGGCACGACAGCCTATGCCTGGTTTGTCTGGAACAGCAACTACAACGGCGTCCCGCAGCTGGGGTGGATATGAAAAAAAAAGATCGATGCCAGCACCAAGACAAACAGAACCAGAGCCATGCGTTGTCTGCGGCGCCATGCATCAGCTGCACACGGGAACCTGGATCATCACAGCCAACAAGGATCTGCTTTGTGCAAATGATCGGTGTTGGCGCATTGCAGTAGAAAGGGAAAGAGATGGGAAAGCGACACAAGATGTCATGGACAGATGAGCGGCGACAAGCTCATTCAGAGCGGCTCAAGAAGGCCTGGGCTGACAAAAAGGCAAGGGAAGATCTGCAGGCCTGGCGCGATATTGGCGGCAAGACTGAACCCTGGTGGAAGCCTTTGGTTGCGCTATTTCGTAAAGGGGGTTGACAGAAAATGAAAAGTAAAAATAAAATCGGCGTAGCCGCGCTAGATTCTAAGCTACCCAGAGCTCAGCAAACAAAGCTCAGCGACAACCCAATAATAAATAACTTACTGAAAAGCACTGCCAAGCAAACAAGCTATGCTTATAGCTCAGCTATAGCCAGAGCTAAGCTATCGCCGCTTGATGAGCTTCAACGCAGGGTTTTTAAGAGGCTGAGGCCCATGTATGGCTCTGATCGTTACATGGAATTGCAGAACCAGGTCAGCGCATTAGCGCCGCTGGAACGCCAAGACTGGCTCAACGACATGCAGGACAAGCTCAATGCAGTTAAGCAGGCTAACAATAGCTGAGCTTGACGAGCTCTTCATGGAAGCAGCTGAGACAGAGCGCAAGCTGCCAGCTGCAATGCGTAAACAGAAGATGTCCGGTTGGCCTGACTATCCCAGAGACTATGCAGCCTATGGCTATAATGCTTTTGAGGTGCCAATGCTAAAGGCAACACCTGATCAGGTTAGCCGGTACGATGCAGCATTGAACCTGGTGCTCACCAAGCTAGATGAAGAGGACAGGCGCCTGGTATGGGCTGTGGCAGCCTCAGCTGCGTATCGGCAGCGAGGCCCACGCTGGACAAAGCTGGCGGTCATACTGGGTCTACATGACCCTAGGATCGTCAAGCAGCGCTACAAAGATGCACTAATACGGTTATATTATATGCTTTAAACGTAAAGGTAGTTGACGCGAATGTACCGAATATTGTAGCTTTGCTAATAGCATCGACTATATGTCGCTGTGTTTCCTCCCTAACGGAACCTTACCGGCTGTCTGTTGTTTACCCGAGCAACAGGCAGCTGGGCTTTTCATGGATGGCAATGGCTAAGAGACGCATCACCAAAGCTCAGATGACGATTATCTGTGAGCGTATTGCTGACGGAATTAGTCTGACCAGGATCTGCAACGAGGACAGTGAGCTGCCATCGTGGAGGACAGTGCTGCGCCATGTTCAAGAGGACGAGGCTGCTTACACAAGCTATAGGACAGCCAGGTCATTGCAGTGTGAGGTCATGCGTGACCAGATCATAGACCTGGTCGAGGCACCGTTGCCAAGCGATCCTAAGCTCGCAATGGCTGAGGTACAGAGGCGTAGGCTAGAGGCAGATCACAAGGATAAGCACATAAGGCAGATGCAGCCACTGGGGCTAAGAGACAAGGCTGAGGACAGCAAGCAGACGAGCGGTACGATCACGCTGAGCTGGGGCAATGCTGACGTGCAGGCTAGTGGTTGAGTGGTGCAGTGCTGTCATCCAGTGGCAGGGCTCGCGCGCACGAGGCATATGTCAACCTGATTTTAGTTTACAAAGCTGATCTTGTGACCGAGCTGTGACCCAGCGCTCTGTGATGCCCGGCTAGCCTACAAGTGGGTGCGGGATGCATACCCGTTTGCAATGTCTCGATTTCCTGGCGACCACCCCCGGCCCCCCAAAAGACCGGGCGCTGTGTCTATAACGTATATAAACCCTGACAAGAGCCTGTCTCTAATGAACATTGAGATCCCCTATTCCCCAAGGCCGCTGCAGGCTCAGATCCACTCTGAGCTGTCCCAGAAGCGCTGGGGCGTAGTCGTGCTACACCGCCGAGCTGGCAAGACAGTCATGGCTATCAATCACTTGCTGAGAGAGGCTGTGCTTAACCAGCATACCAACCCTCGCTGTGCTTACATAGCGCCCACCTATAGGCAGGCTAAGGCTGTTGCCTGGGATTATCTGAAACAGTTTGCCGGCAAGATACCAATGGCAAGGTTCCATGAGACTGAGCTGAGGTGTGACTTGCCGAATGGCGCGCGGATACAGCTGTTGGGTGCTGAAAATCCAGATTCACTCCGTGGAATCTACCTGGATATGGCCGTGCTTGATGAGATGGCTGACATGCCGGAGAGCTTGTTTCCTGAGATCATCAGGCCGGCGCTGAGTGACCGTAAAGGCAAGGCGCTGTTCATTGGCACACCCAAGGGCCACAACGCCTTCTATGAGCTTTATACGGCTGCTGAGAGCCAGGACGATTGGTACACTGCGATCCACAAGGCTAGTGAGACTGGCATATTGGATGCAGAAGAGCTGGATGCTGCCAGGTCCATGATGTCAGCTGACCAGTACCAGCAGGAATTTGAGTGCTCATGGGTGGCTAATGTGCCAGGTGCTGTTTTTGGTAAAGAGTTGCAGCAGATCCATGAAATGGGGCGCATCAGCAGTGTGCCATATGACCCGGCATACCGGGTTGATACCTGGTGGGATCTGGGCATAGGCGATAGCACGGCGATCTGGTTTACCCAGAGCGTTGGCCGGGCTGTGCATGTGATCGACTTTTACGAGAACAGGGGCGAGGGCTTGCCCCATTACGCTGCTGTTTTGCAGCAAAAAGAATATTTGTATGGGAGCCATAACGCGCCGCATGACATTGAGGTTCGTGAGCTGGGCTCAGGCAAGAGCCGGCGCGAGGTATCGTGGGATTTAGGGATTAATTTTAGGGTGGTTCCAAAGCTGCCTGTCGAGGATGGGCTCCATGCTGCACAGATGCTTATACCACGCTGCTGGTTTGATGCGGAGCTCACAAAACCGGGGCTCGAAGCCTTACGGCAGTATCACCGAGCCTACAATGAGAGACTTAGAAGTTTTCGTAACACCCCTGTTCACGATTGGTCGTCACATGCTGCGGATGCTTTTCGTTATTTGGCGGTTGGTATCAAGGACGCCAGGGCAACCGATAGACCCCCGCAAGCATTTGCGGATTCGCACTATAACCCACTTGGATATGTAGGAGCTTAACCATGTCTGGATTGTTCGGGGGCGGCAAATCGCCAGCCCCGCCACCACCGCCACCACCGCCACCGGCAAAAGCCATACCGGCCTCAGCTGTTGCAGCTGATACGGATGCAAAGATGAAAGACCCGAAAAAGGTCAACAAGAAAAAGACCCAGGTGACTGGCCCTCAAGGCGTCCTCAATGAGGATAGCGTTGAGTATAAGTCGCTCCTGGGCGGCGCAAAGAAGATGAAGTGACAATGGGGGGTGGCGGTCCATCAGACGGGGGCGATAGCCCCGCACCAGATCCGGGCGACAATCAAGAACCGCCCGGAGTTCCAACAACACCGCCGCCATCACCGCCGCCGGCTCCACCACCACCACCACCTCCTCCTCCAGCGCCGGAGCCGGAGCCTGACAGACCGTCTGATGATCCAGGGACAAGGCCGCCGGACCAGATAGGCCCACAGCCAGATCCTGATCCTATTGACATCGATTTCCCGGATACATTCCCGGATGACGATATTGATGACGATGATGATGACGATGATCCGGGCTTTACATTACCGCCCACAATACCACCAGATTTGCCATATGACGGCTATGTGCCGGATGCAGAAGAGCCAGAGCGTCCAATACCAGAGCCGGTTCAGCCAGATATTCCTGTCGATATCCCGCCAGTAATACCTGATGACACACCGCCGATTGAAGCAAGGCCGCCGGTAGATGATCCAGTCGCAGATATGCCCTACGAAGGTTATGTGCCTGACATAGAAGAGCCGGAGCGTCCATTGCCAGAGCCGGTGCTGCCAGAAATGCCGGATGATTCTATAGCTGACACGACACCGCCGGGCGATTTTCCCTATGACGGTTACCAGCCAGACCCAGAAGAACCGCCAAGGCCTGGCGCGCCTGGCTATGATCCTGATGATGAGCCGACAATACCGGCTGATCCTGGCCCAGATCCGACCACACCGCCTGTTTATGAGCCGCCAGCTGATGATCCACCGGCAACATCACCGCCAACATCAGGACCATCAGAGCCGGAAGATACCAGCGGCGATGGCGATCCTGACGATGTTGTCAGGGGCGAGGAAGCTGGGCCACAGCGGCGCAAGCGTCCAGGCCGGGCCGGTGAGGGCAGGTCTATCTTGGGATCACAGACCTATGCCGGCAAAGGCAAAAATGTGCAGAAAAAATCACTGACAGGACAGTAAATGGCAACAGTCGATGAACAAGCAGTAATCCTGCTAAAAAGGTTTTCCAGCCTGCAATCGCAAAGGCAGACCTGGGAGAGCCACTGGCAGGAAATTGCTGACTTTGTCGTGCCGCGTAAAGCTGACGTGACAAAGAAAAGATCACCGGGCGACAAGCGCACCGAGCTTGTGTTTGACAGCACAGCCATCCATGCAGCTGAGCTGCTGAGCGCCAGCCTGCACGGCATGTTGACCAATATGTCCACGAAATGGTTCAGCCTTCGCTATCTGGACCCTGATCTAGAGGGCAATGATGAGGCCAAGGAATATCTGCTGTCTGTG